TTCTTTTCAGGTTTAGTTGGTTTTGTTTCTAATTTATTTTCTTTTTCTTTTCTAGCATCATCCTGCTCGTCCTTTTTCTTCTGCTTCAGATTATCTTTTTCTGCTTTGTATACACCATTCATAATATTTTCAATCAACAAAACATTCCTGTGAATGCTTCCAAGATAATCATCCTTAGCAACATCACCAGTAGGCACTTGTTTGATAGGTGCCATTGCTTTTGCCACTCCCGCTGTGGGAGACTTAACTATTGCACTAGCTCTCTTTTGTTCTTGACCCACAACTTTCTGTTTGGGTGCAACCACAGATGCTTTTACCTTTTTCTTACGACCCATGATGTTTCGTGCTAATGCAGAACCACCACCTCTAACTAACGCTCCTACTAATGCCATATCTTATCTCCTAAAATATGCCAAGAATCTTACGCTTGGATGCGCTTCCGTCACCTGCATTAATCTCTGGAGTTCGCGAACCTCCGCGTGGTGCAGGAGGAGCATCGCTACTTGTCTGAGGTAGAGGGAGAGGCATGAAGTTCACACTTGGTTGTGTTGGTTGCATAGGCGCAGCAAGTCTCTTCTGAGACTGTGATAAAGTCGCTCTACTCATACTCAAGGGTGCTGGTGGTTGAGTTTGTCCACCACCATAAGTTCTAAAGAGTTTCTCCTTTAAATTATGAGAATATGCACCTTCCCCATGCTTTTTATCATAAGCAGCAATTTTCTCAGGATCAGTTGACATCATTAACTCAGCGTGTCTCTTAGTTGCTGTTGCTTCACCCTGAATCATTGCTGGCGTCATGTCACCTGCCACCATGCTCATCCCCTCTCCAGGTTTTATACCTCGGATAGCCATGTCAAGTTGTCTTGCCCTTGTCTCTTTCAAGTTAGTTGCTTTTTGAGCATCACTGGTCGCTAAAATTCTTAACAGTTGGTCTGATGTAACACCTGGGATAGCAGCACCACTCATTACCTGTTGAATAGTCGTGCCCTCTGGCAACTGCTTAAGTATCTGATCTTTATGCTTGATCAAATCAGGTTTACCAATGGCAGCGATGGTTTCTTTATGCGTTACATCATCCTTTAGACGATAACCATCTCCCATTTCTTCTGTTACTATTCTTGTCTCAAAGACATTTCCTCTATCAGTTCTTCTATCAAAATCAAACATGTCCCCAGTTAAGAAATCACCGAGTCCAGCAAGGACACGCATGATACCTTGAGGGTCTCCATATTCTTTCATTCTTCCAAACCTATCAAAAGACTTTACTAGATGTCCATTTTCATATACTCTGGTTCCTAAATTACCTCGTGCTGTAGAACTACCCAATACTCTACCACCTTGTCCACGCGGCTGTCTTGTTCCTCCACCAGTCCCACTAACCATAGATGTTTTTTCAGTCATCTCTTCTTTACTCATCATGAGTGTCTCGGGATTTATCTGCCCCAATCTATAGCCAAAGTCATCGTATCGCTTGTGGACTTCAAAGGGATCAACAGGGGTTAACATTTTGTCGGGTTGCTCATATCCTTCTTCTTTTCCAACCATACCGCCACCAGCAGCATAAGTGATGCCTTTCATCATCTTAGGTAAGTTGGTTCCCCCACCTGCAGCGTTCATCGCCTCTAGTTCCGCAAGACCATATCTCTGTACAGCACCACGAGACATGACAAACTCTCCAGCAGTAAGCATCGCTGGAACCTTATCAGTTCCACCAGGACCCTGCACCTCTCCACCTTCATTAAACCCAAGAGCATCAATACCCATCAGGGTTCCGCCAACTGTTAGTCCAGTTGCCAAACCTGCACTAAGCAGTCTACCCCCTCTACCACCAAGGAATCGTGAAAGACCCCTAGCTCCTCTTAGTTTCTTTGCCGCTAAAAGTTTAGCAATGGCAGCAGTCAGTTTTATCGCACCAGTAATTAAAAGTTTGCTTAACCTAAAAATAAATCTACCTAGACCCGTACCAAATACAAGGTATAAAGATAGTAATTTTTTCCAGTGCTTACCAAGAAATTCAATAATATTTTGAACTTTCTTCTGATTTTCTGGATTGCTAAACCACTCAAGCAGTTTCACCAAGAACTTTGCAATAAAGATGTTCTTTATAAAATTGAGTATGGTATCAAAAAATCCTCCGACAGGTTTAGTTACCTTAGCAAAAGTGCTAAGTAAACCACCAAATCCTTTCTTTAAGTTTTCCTTGTCAAGTTTTCTCTTATCTCTTTGTGCTTTCTTTCTATCAAACTCACCGTCTTTTTTCTTTAAATTATATTGATCCTTTAAAATATCAGCAATATTGGTGACCGATGTAGCGATTTCTGCTAGTAGGTTCTTTGGTTCTTTTGTTTTCTTTGCTTTAACCTTCTCTTCTGCTTCCTCTACTGGTGCTTCTGATGCTTTGAATGGCACTATCGCACTAGTCGGTAATGCTTTAGGTGCGAAATTAACTCCTGTAGCGGTTCCTTTTTTGAATGAATCTGCAGATATCTTTGTCTTTCTTGCTTTGAACTTAGGGTCTGCTGCTTTTCTTTGCTTCCTTACTTTTACTACTTCTTGCTGAAGGATGGTAGATCTTTCATCACCCGCACCCTTCGTTTGAAACTGAATAGTTGCAATCGCTTCTTTTAGCGCACTAAGATAATCCTCCTCTTCGGAGAGATTGTCTAGGTCTACACCCATCTCTAAGAGTATTTCTATTGGATCGGTAGTAGTCCTAGATGCCATTCGCTTGCTGATGCTTTAGTTTTTCTTCTTCAAGATGCTGCTGTAACAAAGCGACGTAAATATCACGCTCCCATGGTATCATATTTTCAATCTCCGTTAATGAATATTTATGGTATTGTATTAACGAAAAATTTAATCTAAGATATGCCTCAAGGTTCATATGAACCATGCCTACGCGAAAAAAGATGCTAAGCCCTCAAGTACAACATCACTCTTAACTTTAGTATTTGGGTTAGTAACAGGGACCGTGTGCGTCAACTTAGGCATTGTCTCAAAGAACTTTTCAATTCCTTTAAACTGAGACGAATTCATAGACTCAAGGAAGTCATTAATTTCTTTCTTAGTGCAGTCTCCTGCTGCCCATACCTCTTCCTCACTACAGATAGAATCAATACAAGATGCAATCAATTCAAACGATTGGTCCATTGCATTCTTGCTTTCAAAATCAAAATTATTTTTAATGAACTGATCCAGAGATGGATACTTCATTACCATCATCAAGTCATCACCAATCTTGATTTTATTATCATGTTCATCATTCTTTTGAATATGAATATCATCAATATTAATAGTTACAGGAACCTCAGTCTCACCATCATCAGGACAAATAATATTAACTTCAATCTCTTCACCAACAGACTTACCACGAATGTTAAGGAAGAGATATTCAATATCAAAGGTAGGAAGTTGCTCTACTTTGATACCTTTTGTCTTGATGCAGTTCTTAATGACACCTTTGATAGCATTAGTAATCTGCTTGGTGTCCTCACTTTCTAAAGCAATGACAAGAATCTTTTCCTCTTTTACAAGGAAAGGTCTATATTGAATTGTTTCTCCTGTTGATGGCAACTCAAGTTCATACGTTGGTGTAGCAATCTTAGGTAAAGGCATAATATCCTATAGAGTTTTTCAGTGTGATTATTTAGATGGTTATGCGAAGAAGTTAATATTAGAGGTCTGTAAAGTTGGATTGAATAGGTCTGGTGCATTCTCAGCAGAATTTATTTGGTTGTATAAATTAAACGCTGATTGATCTGAGTATCCCTCATAAGAAATTCTTTCAACTGGAGATGCTGCTGGTGGAGCATTATATTGATCTTTAACTCTCTGAACAGTGTAACGAATATAATTCATTGATACAGTACATTTGAGAAGATTTGATGCCTCATAAGACACTGGCATTGAGTTGATTGCTATAGGAAATGACCTAAAGAATTCATATTCAAGGTATTGAGATGTTGGTCTCCATTTAGGATTAGACTCTCCTATTGGTTTTCCTTGACCAAAATCTTTCTCAAATTTTAAGACCTTAAGTCCCTTATCAGCAGTGTAGTTATCTGCATAGTTCATTCTATAAACATACTCTTTCGCACTGCGTGGATTGTCGTCTGTTGTACCAGCACCACTTATATACTCCATCCAAGTTTCAAAAAACAAGATTGGTAGATAGTTCTCTACATCCACATAGAACGTGAAGTCAATTCTATCATCAAAAAATCTTCTATGTGCATGTCTCTCAGTGACTCCAGTTCTATCATTATTAATCTCTAACGTGGCAACACTAGAACCTGGTAAGGATGCTTCAGCACACAATAGATTTAAAGTGTCTTGTTTATTGACATTAAAATCTATTCCAGCAGTCTTTAGTTTTTCACTAAATTCAGACGTGCTTCCACCAGTTCCAGGCAGAGCGAACTGCACGTAGAAATGTGATGTCAATGATGGTCTTAAAAGTGACGATTTTATATCGTTAATAGATTTTACGCTAGGCATCTATAAATAGTTCTTACCTTATATACTATGTATGGGAGAAAGTATAAAAAGTAAATACAAACCTTCACACCCAAGGAAATACAAGGGCAACGCTGAGAATATCATATGCCGTAGTAGTTGGGAAAGAAAGTTTTGTCGTTACTGTGACTTGAATGAGAACATTCTTGAGTGGGGTAGTGAGGAATTTTACATACCATATGTCTCTCCTGTTGATAGGAAAGTGCATAAGTATTTCCCAGACTTCATTATCAAAGTAAGAGAAAGCACAGGTGCAATCAAAACATATGTGATAGAAGTAAAACCCTATCGTGAAACTTTACCACCAGTGCCAGGTAAAAAGCAAAAGAAAACACTGATACGTGAGTGTAAAACCTATGCAGTCAACCAAGCAAAATGGAAAGCTGCTGTTGAGTTTTGTGAGGACAGACGAATCACATTCAAAGTAATTACAGAGAAAGAACTCGGAATCAAATGAATCGCATCGAACCTATCCTTGATGAACTGAATGGTGAAACCATGGATCAGGAGGACCAGATGCTTATGATCATGGATGCTCTTAATGATACTGTCACTCCTGTTCCTGAACCTGGAACTCTCTGCACATTTTTATATCAGGCAAAGACTCCCAGGATAAGATATGATCAACATCCTTTAGTCCTGGTGACAGAACTATTTCAATGGGGGTTCCGTGGGTTTAACTTTCACTGGAGAAAGTACAGACAGTATACTTGGGAAGAAGTAATGGGTCAAGTTTATCTAGTACAAAGAGATGAACTTGATGATTTGAACTCAGTGCAATATGCAAAGTTCGTGCTAAATAACTAGAAAGTTGGTGTGTAATGGCAACATACGGCGGCAGTAACGATGAGAATACATTTGACTCAGTTGGAGGAAAAAAAGTATATTCTGTTGTAGATGCTAATACTGGAGTTACTACTTTTTATGAAAGAAAAGGTGGGAACGCACTTCAAAGAGCATTCACAGAAGATATTAAGTTAGGAACAATTGAACCTGGTGGAGAGTTTGTTCCTCAGGAAAAAACTTCAACTCAACCAGGATTTGAATCCGTCTATAGTGGAAGCGAGGCAAAAGAATTTTTAAGTGATGCAAATAAAAAAATATTAGATCAACAGGCAAAAGAAACTGCTATAAGAGCACAGAAAAAATTAGGAGTCGATGAAGCGACTGCGAGACTTAGAACCGAACAATTGATGGATCCAAATCGGACCACAGCACTATTAGATCCAAATCTATCTGGAGATGAAGCAACAGGTCAACTTGCTCAAGAAAGTCTCGCAGATATAAATCAACAGAATCAGGCATTAAGAGACAGTGTATCTGCAAGAGCAAAAACCAGGTCTGGTCCTGGGTCTTTCGGTGATTATAGTTACCCCATAGACAGACAGGCTTTAGCACAGCAAGATTTTATGAAGTTTACTCTCCTTGAGTATAAACCAAAAGGACAAAACACCAATACCCAATTTGGTTTTGGTGACAGAGATAGAGTTGGACCAAACGGAGAATCTAAAGATAGAGTCATTCTTGGTTCATGCAGTCTTCCAATTCCAGGTGGCATCAAAGATGAGAATGGTGCTGACTGGGCAGGTGATAGTATGAATGAAATACAAATTCAAGCTGCAGGATTAGCAAGATCATTAACAGGTGCGAGCGGTGAAGACCCAACAATGACAGGAAAAGCAATCGCAGAACGAGTTGGAAGTAACAATCCAGTTGTCAAGAAAGCAATTCAAGAAACGTTTTCTGGAAAGGCAGTTGGAGTTCAAAGGTTAATGACCAGAGCAACTGGAATGGTCTTTAACCCTAACTTAGAATTATTATTTGATAAACCTGTGCTTAGAGGATTCCAGTTCAGTTTTGATCTTGTTCCAAGAAGTAAAAAAGAAGCACTAGAAGTTGTAAGAATTATCAGATTCTTTAAGCAGGGGATGGCACCGATTAGATCGCAATCAAACCTCTTCCTATTATCACCTAACGTTTTTCAGATTCATTACATCAAAGGTGATGATAATAATAGAGATCATCCATACATAGGTAAGATGAAAGAGTGTGCGATGACTAACTTTGGGGTTGATTATACACCTCAACAAAATTATTCAACACTTAAAGATGGTTTTATGACTGCATATAGAATCACGATGCAGTTGAAAGAACTTGAACCTGTATTTAATGATGACTATCGCAATGATGAGGACTCTGGATTCGCATCATTCAGAGAAGACCCCGCAGAACAAGCTGCTCTCAACAATACCTTACCTGCACAGATAGGATTCTAAGATGTCAAACTACTTCAATAAAGTTCCTAATCTTGAGTACGTTAGTAGATTACCTGATGCTAACATATCAGATTACATCGCAGTCAAAAACCTATTCAAGAAAGGTAAACTGAGAGAAGATATATTTCAAGACCTCACAGTATTCACCAAATATAAAATTGAAGGTGATGATAGACCTGATAACGTGGCATTTAAAGTGTACCGTGATTCCACTCTTGACTGGTTAGTCTTATCAGCAAATAATATTATCAACATTCAAACTGAGTGGCCTATGACTCAGTATAATTTTGACCAGTTTCTCCTGGATAAGTATGGTACATATGACAAACTAAATGATACTCATCATCATGAAACTCTTGAAATCAAAGATAGTTCAGGGGTAGTATTATTAAAAGCAGGTCTTAGGGTAGCATCTGACTTTAACTTTAAGTATCAAGATAATAATACTGCATACTCAACCAACCCAGTAAAAGAAGTTACTAATCTTGATTATGAGAATGAATTACAAGATCAGAGAAGAAACATCTGGATTCTGAAAGCAAGATACTTGAACATTGCCCTTG